AATGCGATTATCAACGGACTTTCTGATATGATTTATGGTGATGGATTAGATTCAACAGATTCATCAAGGAAGCCTGAAGAATATGCAAAGGCACTATCTCTTTTTACAAAAGATTGCGTAAGAAAGCTTGTCTATGATCTTAAATTAATGGGTCAATGTTCAATGCAACTAATTTATTCAAAGGACAGAAAAACAATTGCAAAGGTTGAGCATTTTCCGATAGAAACATTAAGAGCAGAAAAAAGCAATGATGATGGAGAAGTCGAAGCTTATTATTACCATCCGGATTGGTCAAAGGTAAAACCAAACGACAACCCAAAAAGAATACCAGCTTTTGGTTTTTCAAAAGAGAACATTGAGGTGTTGGTTGTCAAACCTTATCGTGCTGGATATTATTATTTTTCCCCAGTTGATTATCAAGGTGGATTGCAATATTCAGAACTTGAGGAAGAAATTGCAAACTACCATCTCAACAACATTCAAAATGGATTAGCACCTTCAATGCTTATAAACTTCAACAATGGAGTTCCAAGTGATGAGGAAAGGGAAATGATCGAGCAAAGAATCTATAAGAAGTATTCAGGAACTTCAAATGCAGGAAAATTTATACTTGCATTTAACGATAGTGCTGATCAAGCTGCAAACTTACAAACTGTTGAATTATCAGAAGCACACGCACAATATGAGTTCCTTTCAAATGAAGCATCAAGAAAAATACTTGTAAGCCATAGGATCGTTTCTCCGATGCTTTTTGGTATCAAGGATCAGACTGGATTAGGTAACAACGCAGATGAGCTTAAAACAGCTTCTATTTTGACTGACAACGTTGTAGTGAGACCATTCCAAAGATTATTGATTGATGCGTTTGATCAAGTCTTGGCTTTCAATGGAATTGCAATAAACCTTTATTTTAAAACATTACAACCACTTGAGTTTGTTGATGTTGATAATATTCAAGACAAAGACACAAGAGAAGAAGAAACTGGAGTAAAAGAAAATCTTACAGCTTTATCATTATACGAAGCAGAAGATTGGTTGGAACACTTGAAAGATGTTGGCGAGGATGACTTTGATGAACAAGAATATGAATTGATTGATTCCGAAATTGTTGATGATGAGGAACCGGAAGATTTTGATGTTGAAGAATATCTGAATGGCATACAATTATCTGCAAATCAAAAGTCAGAAATTGATGATAAGTTCTACAAGGTGCGTTATAAGTATGTAAAAGGAACAAAAAGAAGTCCAAAGAGTGATAGCAGATTGTTTTGCTCAAGAATGTTGAGGATGGGCAAGTTGTATCGAAAGGAAGATATTATCAGAATGGAAAAAGATGGTGTCAATAAAAGCCACGGACACAAAGGGAAACCTTATTCAATATTCAAGTACAAAGGTGGTGTGAATTGTCATCATAGATGGGAAAGAAGAATTTATAAGAAAAGAAAGAAAGTTGATGGCTCACCCTATGGAGGCAAACCATTAACAGGAACAAAGTTTGTGAATGTAAATCAAGCTGTGCGAGAAGGTTTTAAACTTCCGAAACAACCTACAGAAGTTGCAGTCGCACCGGTTGATATGCCACGAAACGGACATCACCCAAATTGGAAACCATAATGGCAACAGCATTATTTATTAAAAGATCGGATTTAGTTAAAAACTCAATTATTGATGGCAATGTTGATACTGATGATTTTATTCATTACATAAAAATTGCACAAGAGATTCATATTCAGAACTTTCTTGGAACAAAACTTTATAATAAGATTTCAGCAGATATTGTTGCAGGTAGTTTAACAGGAGCATATCAAACGTTGGTAAATAATTACGTTCAAGATATGTTGATTTTTTATGCAATGGTTGAGTATCTTCCATTCACAGCTTACAAGATCAAAAATGGTGGAATATTTAAGCATACGAGTGAATCAGGAGAAGTTCCTTCAAAGAGTGAAATTGATTATCTTGTGAATAAATATCGAGATAAAGCTGAATATTATACAAGAAGGATGATCGATTACGTTACATTTAATATAAGCAGTTTTCCGGAATATAACACAAATAACAACGAAGATGTTTATCCGGATAAAGACAGCTTGTTTCAAGGTTGGGTTTTATGACATATATACCGAAAGAAAAAAACATACAGAAACTAAAAAAATATTTAAAGAATGTCAATTCCAATAAATCATTGGTACGGAAACAATCCAATAGGCTGGGGAAATAGTTATTCAGTAAGTTATTGGGGAAGCACGAACGAATCGAACTCCTGGGGGATTATTTATCCTTTCAGAGCATCCGGTTCAAATATTACAGTTGATACTAATTTAATTAAAGCAGATAACACAAGTATAAAAGTCGATCAAACATTAATATAATAACATAAAATATGGCACGAATTAACATAGGAGTAGGTTCAGCACCCAACGATGGAAATGGGGATACACTAAGAGATGCTTTTATTTCGGTGAACTCTATGACTGCGGACATTTACGGCAATAGTTCAACGGGAGATAGTCTTAGAGGTTCTTCTTCTTTAATTGCAGCAACAGATTTGGACGTTGATTTTGACACCGCAGCAGTCTTTACAATGACATCAAGCATAGCAGTAGATTTAAACTTTACAAATGCATCAATAGGTGATGTAAAAGATATTATTGTAACAGATTCAGGAGGTACATCTTCATTAACTTTTGATACCACAAGTAATACTGTTACAACTATTGCAGGTAGTTATAGTGCTACCGCAGGGGCAGTAAACTTCATTCAAGTTGCTTGTACTGCAGCTAACACATTTTTCTTATCAATTTCACAAAGCGTATAATTATGAAAGCAGCAGTAGAGAACGGAAGAATAGTAAACATATATAAAAGTTTACCCAACAAATTAAAAACCCCTAAAAAATACATTTTAGGAGGTGCAAACAACCTATCAAAAGAAGAACTTGAAGCTATTGGTATTTACGATGTAGTAAGGCCAAGCTATAATCAACTAACACAAACTAAAGGCGGTCTTTATTTTGATAAAAAGAAAAAAATAGTAACCTATGATGTTACTGATATTGACTTTAATAAGGAGGTAGATGTTATTGGAGAAGATGGTGAGCCAACGGGTGAAAAAGAAAAGAGGTATAAGTTAGCAGACATCAAAGCAAGTAAGATAGCAGAGATTAAGTCAAAAGCAGGTCAGTTATTACAACCTACCGATTGGCAAGTTATAAGAAAATCAGAGAGAGATATTGATATTAGTTCAGATATAGCAACAGAAAGAGCAAGTATTTTAGCAGAAGCCGATAGGTTAGAAGCTGAAGTAAATGCTAAGAAGTCTTATAAGACTGCATTGCTTTATAATGTCCAGTTTTTTCCACCATCTGAAGAAGAATAAATATGGCTTTAGGTAGAAGATTAATTAATACAGGTGCAGAAGCAGCTTGTAATACTGAATCAGTACAACCTTTTGGTGCTGATAACGCTTACAGTAGTAATATAGCTTTATATCAGTTTGAAGATAACGCAAACGATACTACAGGCAACTATAATGGCACAGCATCCAACATAACCTATACTACAGGAAAGTATGGTAATGCAGCAGTATTTAATGGGAGTAGTAGTAAGATTACCACATCTTTAGCTGTAAATGATATTGAATCGCTTTCTCTTTGGTTTTATTTTGAATCAGGAACAACTGTTGGCAGAGTATTGGGAACAACTGTTAGTTCTTCAGCAGGTAATTTATTTCTTGAAGTAGGAACTAATGGCTCTATATCTATTAGTTTACAAAATCTTGCAGAAGCAGGTGGTGCAGGAACATTAGGTTCAACAGGATGGAAGCATATATATTACGACACTAATAGGAATTTATATATTAATGGAAACTTGCAAACTACAACAAGTTCTACTCAAAGTTTTACTGCATCAAATGTGTTAATTGGTGCATTAAGACAAAACTTTGGTTTTTTTAATTCTAAAATAGACCAAGTTAGATTTTTTAGTAAAACCTTAAATGCCCAAGATGTGGCAACGCTTTACAACGAAACTTCATCAACCGCATCTAATACCAATCCATTAGGAGAAGGTGCAGGAGTAGCTTTATATTCTTTGGATTATGATGCAAGTGATGCAGGTGGTTATTATGATGGCGCACCTTCCAACGTTGACTTTGGAGTAGGAGGTTATATAAATACAGGTGCAAGATTTAATGGTAGTAGTAGTAAAATAACTTTGCCGAGTGGTAGTCCCTTTAATAGTTCTAATTCAGTAAAATCAATAAGTGCTTGGATAAAACCAAATACCTTAACAAGCAGAATTTTTTCTTACGCAGCAAGTGATTCTTCTAACTCACAAAGATATTTTCAAGTTGGATGGTTTAATGATTTAAGTTTTATAAGAATAAACGTTACACAAGGAAGTTCAAGTGTTTATTCAAGATACCAAGCTACAATTACTCCTACAACTGATTGGGTTCATATTTTAGTTCAAGTAACAGGCACAGGAAAAGAAATTTATGTTAATGGGGTTGAAGTATCAGGAAGTTATACTAATTCCGGAGGAGGCTCAAATACAGATTGGATTGGTAATGTTTCAAGTATTAATAATCACACAATAGGTATATCAAGACTTAATACACCAAGTTATTCAGATGGGTTAATAGACCAAGTAAGAATATTCTCTAAAGCGTTAAACCAAACAGAAATAGATTCACTTTTTGCAGAAACCGCTTGTGTACATACTGCAACTACAACTGATAGTGATTACCCTACAACAAACCTTGCTTACTACAAATTAGACAATTCAGCAGAGGATGAAAAAGGCAGTTATGATGGTACTGAAACAGACATTGAGTACAGGTTTGGGCGGTATGGTCAAGCTGCGGTGTTTAATGGGAGTAGTAGTTATATAGATACAGGAATATCTTCACTTGGTGCTAATTTCAGCGTTTCAATATGGATAAACGAAGATGCTTTAGATTCAGGTGGGTTTTTTGGTAATTGGAATGGAACTTCTAATGATGATATGTTTTGGCGAACACAAAGTGATGGCTCATTACGTATTAATATAGATGGCACAAGTAATCAATATTTTGGAAGTGCAGGAGATATAACTGTTAACACTTGGCATCATATAGTGGTATCATTCAATAGTGGTACTTATGAAGTTTATTTAGATTCCAATAGTTTAGGTACTGCCACAACTTCAAACACAGTTTTTAGTAGTGGTGCAAACTTTTATATAGGAGACGATAATTCAGGAACATATTTTGATGGCAATATAGACCAAGTACGCATCTATTCAACTGCTTTAGATGCTGACCAAGTTAGCCAACTATACAACGAAAAACCTGAAGTAGATACATCTAACTTTAAGACTGTATTGTATGAGGGTACAGGTGGAACGCAATATATTTCTAATGTAGGGTTTCAACCTGATTTAGTTTGGATAAAGAATAGGAATCATACTCAATCCAACAGACTTTATGATTCTGTAAGGGGTGCAAATTTACAACTTTCATCTAATCAAACGGGGGGTCAAGCTAATAGTGGGGGTTTAACTTCTTTTGACGCTAATGGTTTTTTTCTTGATAATTGGTCATCCGTAAATACAAACAACTATGATTACGTAGCTTGGACTTGGAAAGGCGGAGGAGAGGCAGTTGCAGGAACAGGAACAGGTGTAACAAACGTATCAATATCAGCCAATACAAGTGCAGGATTTAGTATTGTGAAATACACAGGGTCAGGTACAGCAGGAATGAATTTTGCACACGGACTTAACTCAACCCCTGAACTTGTTATTATTAAGAATTTAGATAACTCAACAAATTGGCAAGTATTTGGTGGAAGTTTATTTACAAGGATGCAACTTGACCAAACAGGTGATGATGATGAAAATTTGGGTTTAACTATTACATCAACAACAATTCAAACAACACAAGCATCAGGTCAAGAAGCAAACGCAGCTTGGAACGCAACTGATGATTATATCGCCTACATTTGGCATTCAGTTGCAGGATATAGTAAGATAGGGAGTTATGAGGGGACTAATAGTACAGTAACTGTTTCAGATGTAGGTTTCAAACCTTCCTTCGTAATGATAAAAAATATTGATGATTCTGCTGATTGGGTTATGTTAGACAATCGTAGGAATACAATAGACGATAGACTTAATAACTGGTTGAGAGCTAATAGCAGTGCACAAGAAACAGGAGCGGTTTCTACTGCTTATATTACTGTGAATGATAATGGATTTATTGTGGCAAATACAACAAGTTTAGGAACTAATTCTAATGGCGATACATATATCTATATGGCATTTAAATAAAATGGAAGATTTGAAGATTTTTGGACTATACGCAGCAAACCTATTCGCTTTAGCATTTAGTGTAAG